ATACGATTGCCCCTTTCTAGAAAATGTTGACAGTTCTTGTATTGTATCAAAATCATTTATGATTAATTGATCTTGCTCAATCAACATTTTCATCATATTACATCCAATAGTCTTTACAGCTTTGGTTGTTCTAATGCCTTTATCAACACTAGATCCAAAGCCTCCAGAAATTCTTTTACCGGATCTACCGGCGCTTTCTGTAAACAACATAGATTCGATTTCATAATCCAAATGTAATAAATCAGAAACTTGTTGTCCAATATCGTTTATTTCTATCAAAACATACGCTTCATTATACATCTTTGCAATTCTATATATGATTTCTGCGTAGTCAATAGGTGTTATTGTGTTATCTCTATACGTACAAACCTGTTTATATGGCATTTTACTAACATCAAATACACTAAATGCAGAATAATCTAATCCTTTACCTCTAGAAACGTCAGCAGTTAATACATACGGACAATTTTTATTAGGTAATTCATACACTTTTACATTTGATTGTATTGACTTTGGTTCCTTTATAACCAATGTTTTTAACTTAGAACCTTCAATTAAAGTACCTGATGAACCTAAAAATGCACATTCAAATTCTTGTTGAAATTTTTGTGTATCAAAGTCCATCGATGCCAATGTTTCTTTTTTCCATGCCTCATCTCTACCAGGAACTCGTTCCCAAGCAACTTCAACAAATTCAAAACCATTTGTTTTTTCTCTTGCACCTTCACAAGTTTTATAAAAATGATTTAATCCATTTGGTGTAGAAGTGAACAACATCTTTGTTGTTTCACCAGATGAAATTGTAGGAAAAACAGAAGCAAAAAATTCATCCCAATTTTCAACAAATGCTGTTTCATCTATATACAATAATGATATAGATTTACCACGTATGGCAGATGATGAAGTTGCTGAAGCGATAATCTTACAACCATTTTCAAATTCAACTGAACCCTTATTCCATTCGATAACACCTTGTTGCATCCAATTTGGAAGAGCTTCATAGGCTATTTTAATTCTATCCAAAATTTCCCTAGCAGCTTCTCCTTTATTTGCTAATAGAGCAACAGTTTTATGCTCATTGAATAAAATATAGTGTAAAATTACTGTAACCGCAGTTGTTGTTTTGCCCGCTTGTCTTGAAGTAACAACGGTAACTCTTCTGCTATTAGTAATTTTTTCGATGATTTCTTTTTGATAATCATATAATTTAATAGGAATAAGACCTCTATCAACATGAACAATATTGATGTATTTCTCGGAAAAATAAATTGGATCCTTAGAACACTTTATGTATTCTGCAACCATTTCAGGCGTAAATCCTAATTCGGTTCCTTTTCTTTTTAAATTTACGTTACCTAAGTAACCTTCACTCTTCATTCTTTAGGTCCTTTAATACTTTTTGTAAATCTGCTGTTGACCCAACAAATAAGTTGTTATTTACTGTTCCTGGTTTTTCAACCTTTGCCTCACGTTCTACTTTTTTATCAGACATTTGAACTAAATCTTTATTTGCATCAACTAATGTTTTCATAATTGTTGATACAACTTCGTATGCACGAGGATGCTCAGATGCTCTGGCAACTTCAATCATATCTTCTAAAGCATGAGTTCCTTTTTCAATAACATTATAAAAGTTTTCTCTTGCATATTGATAATCTTTTTCAGCGGCATGTTCATCTTTAGGCACAATATGATTATCAGCTTGAGATACAGGAATAACTTCAGGCAATGGTGTCAAACCTAAAGATTTACCAATTTCATCTTTTTTCATAATTAGGTACTCTCTGTTATTTCGACAATATACCCCCAATTGTCTTCTTCTGATATCTGATTAAATGGAACTGTAACCTCATCTGGTTGTGATATTAGTGCAGAAGCTGGTGTTTTATAACCAGCTCCTGGATTTGTTATAATAAATCCAGAAACTTCTTTAACTGATGTATCAACTACAACATTTGCTGTTGCTGTTATTGATTGAGGTGGGTCAAAAATTGCTGAAGGCGGGTTTCCAGAATCATATCCCAATCCTCCATAACTTATATTAACATCTACAACCTCTCCATTAACAACATTTGCTGTACCTTGTGCAGAATAACTTGTAGGTGAACCTGTAGGAGCACTAAATGTATACTCAGCAACTGGACCGCCTACGTTTTGACCGTTATCTAAAAAGAAATCGTTAAACGCATAACCAAATCCTCTGTCTTGCAAAATTACGCCTGTTAATTTTCCTTGATTTACTGTTGCTAATCCAAAACCAGATCTTGCTGGAGTAGGTGCATCAATTGATACACTAATAATTCTTGTTGTCACAGCATTAGAAAGGGAAACTGTAGGTATACTTGTAATTTGATAATTTAGTACATTAGCAGTTACTGTGGACGTATCTGTTATTAATGTATTACCTGAACTATATTCATATTCAACAGTAACTGTTGGTCCTGTTGTGTAGTTTGTTCCAGGAGTAGTTATTACTAAGTCTACAGTTGTATCTCCGGGATTAATATTTCCTTCTGCTATTGCTTGAATTGATGCAGGAGGTTCGCTCACTTGAACTGAAGGAGCTCCGTCATAATATCTTGAAGCAAATGTTATCACAGCGTTTTGTAGTTCATTAGTTGATGTATTTGCAATTGAATATGCCTCTGCAGGTGTAGCAGGTAATGTTGGAGCAGCAAATGTAACTGCAGGAGCCGTATTATAATGTCCTCCAGGATTTGTAACCGCAAAGCTAGTAACCTGTTCATCAGCTCCAATTAATCCTCCACCTTGTGCTGTTTCAATAGAAGGTGGGTTAATTGTTATTGTTGCTTCTTCATATGCAAAACCTGTATCAACTAAGTTTATGGCACTAATTTGTCCATTAGCAACCTCTGTTGTAGCTGTTGCTCTACGTCCTAATAAAATGTTTGTAGGTTCACCATCAGCTGTTAATCCGGGTTGTGATTGTATATCTTCTAATTTTTGATTTGTTTCTGTATCACGCAAAGGTGTGTCAACAAATTTAATAACTTTTTTAGTTTCGGTAGGACCAAAATAATATCCACGGACAGTAAAACTCAATGTGTATGTTAAGGTTCTTCTTGTTAAATAGTCACCTTCATACTCATCATTTTGTACAACTGAGTTTAAAATAATTGGAACATCTAACTTTAAATCAAGTTCATCAATTAATTTGACTGAAGCAGTTATATCCGGTTTAAAGAAAGGTAAAATTTGTTCAAGTATTTTAGTTCCATCCTCTTGATGTTTTACCATAATGTTTAATTGAAACTCAATATCATAAGGTGCCGGAACATATTGTGATATCTTTGTATCAGGTGCAGTTTGATATCTGTTCCTAGTTAACGAAGTTAATTTTCTTTCTGGACTAAAATTATAATTAATAATTTCAAATGACATTCTTGGAAGTGTCATTGCAGGTCTATTAAGATTAGGATCTCCTTCAATTCGACTTAAAACTTTTTGCATGGGTGCGTAATGAATTGGAACCTTCATTCTTTGAATGACTTGGTTATTATTATCTTTTCTATCAATAATAATATCGTTGAACAATGTTCCGAACATTGCAACGTATCTTCTAGTAGTTGAGTGATAAAATCTATTTCCAAACATTAATAATTACTCTCGCCAAAAGGATTCTCGGTTGAGAAATCAAGGATATTATCTGCCTCAGATTCTATTGTGAAGTTGTCAGCAAAATTATCAACTTCTTGTAGTGTATAGTTATTTGCTACTGCGTCATCTCCTGTAGTAATTAACGGTTTAAATACATCGTCAACTTCAGGTATACCTGTTTCAAATCTTTCATTACTAAATTCAAATAATTCACATCTTAAATCATATGTTTGTAATGAACCCATTTGATAGAATATGGCTTCATGTTCAACAAACATAATTTTAAATACTTTTCTATTCAACGGGAAGTAAATCAAATCACCTTCTAAAGGTCTAGATGGTTGACTTTCTATATTTCGACCAACTTCATTTTCCCATGTTCTTATGGCTACCGTCAAAGTCATAGAATCACGTATTTGTAATCCAAATTTAGATAAGAAATCTCCCTCACCTTCAAATCCATCAACATTTTTGACATACATTTCAACTTCAAGAGCTTGTTGAAATATAGGTAAGTCGTCTTCATTTAATAAATCATCAAAACCATTTCCTGGTGCTAAAATTACACCTAATCTTGTTGCCGTTTCTTCAGGTGTTTCAATTGAAATGGTTGGATTATCTGCTTGTAAATATCCTGTCCCAGAATCTGTTATTGTCAAAGAAGTTACAACACCTCTTGTCAATTGTGCAGTTGCTGTAGCAGTTGTGCCTGATGTAGGATCTGAAATTGTTACTATAGGTTCACCTACATAACGCACACCAGGATCTGTGATAGTTAAACTAAATACAGTCCCTGTCGGATCATCAATTAAAATATCCGCTTGTGCTCTTCTTGTTATAACTTGACCATCGGGTCTATGTCTAGGAATATAAAAACAATCCACTCCAAAAATTCTAATAGATTCTATAACAAGGTCATCAATAAGACTTTGTTCCATAGAGTTTTCAAAATTTTCAAAGTAGTAATTTTTAGCCACTGAATTATCCAATCATATCTTGTACAGGTAAAGAGTATGAGCTAATCATCTCTTCTTCCATTCTGCGAATTTCATCTTCAGCGTCTTTTAAAATTTGTTCTCCATTGAATTGTACATTTCCTGGCATTTGCATACCTACAAACTTTGTTAAGTTTGACCCCCATTGGTATTTAATTTTAGCAGCAGCATAGTTTTGTAACCATCTATCTTTCCAAACGTTTGTGTATGTTTCTGGATCTACAATAGAATAACATTCTGCAACTAAAAAGGTTCCTATACCAATTGATTTCCAATCATGGTCAACAAATAACCTATTTGTATGTCTATTGAATCTCAAAGGTTGCATACCTGATAATATTTCTTCCATGAACTGAAGATGCATCATTGACATATAAAAATGTGTCAAATTATAATCTGTTAATTCATGTAGATGATTTAAAATAAACTGATATTTAGCACTAAACATATTAGAGCTAAATGCAGGGCTAGAAGCTAAATTAAACACATTTATTGTTCCAATAATGTTTTCTGGAACAGTAATATACTTATTATCGATATCTGTTTGTGTTATTTGGTGTCTTAGGTATGTTTTCTCAGTACCGTCAAAATGATAATCCCAATAATAAGATAAAGCCTCATCTACTCTATCATCAACTTGATCTGGGTCTACATTTATCTCAATTACTGGCTTACCTAATTTTCGCAAGCACCATTCTTTAAATTCTTTGCGTGTTACTGGTTGAGCCATAGTTTTCTCCAATATGCTATATACAGTATTTATAAATTAATCATTAACTATGAGCCTACGCATTTTCCTTTGGTAATCGTTAAGATGTTTGTTATCAATTTTTCTAAGTTCATTTGTAACTTTCTTTGCCTTAAGGGAATCTATATGTATTTTTAGAGCTTCCCTTTCTAGTTTTTTACGTTTTATTTGTTCTTCAGATAACATATTATGCCTGTGATTCTGACCATGTAATTCTTCCACTAGCCACAAATGGGTTAGATGAGTTAATATCAGATGTATCAGTAACAGTAACTGCAACAGTCAATACATCTGGACCATTTGGAAATACTCCATCTCCTCCTAAAATAGAATTACCCATGTCAACAACAGCATCTAAGCTAAAGTTTGTTGCATTTGTTAATCTTTTACCGGTACTATCTTTTGTACCGCCAGCAGCACGGAATGAGAATACTTCAGCACCTCCATCAATTGTTTCACCAAAGGTATGTTGATACAATTGGGATAATGAAGGAGATCTAACATTATTCCATCCTGTAGTTGCTAAGTTAGCATTAAGTAATAATTTAACGGTACAATCATGCGATAATACAAGACCAACTTCAGCTAATTTCAATTGCATACGATTGATAATATCTCTTTGCCCTAACAGTCCTGTTAATCCACTATCAACTGAAGGTGCAAGTCTTAACGATACTAATGGTATCATATCTTGTCCAAGTGAAACATCATCTTCTGCATCACCGCCACCAATGTTAATTACTGTTCCATTTGGAATTGTAGTTGCACGAGGAAAATTTGATAAACCACTTCGGGATGCAACATAAATATATGCGTTATAGTTTCCTCCATCATAATCTGTAAAATCTACAGACGAACCTTCAAACTCGGCTAAAGCGTTTGTACTCGTTGAGAAAACAGTTCCAACAGAAAAAGATCCTGCAACAGAAGTTGCAAAAGGTATTTGCACATAAAAATCAAATTGACGAGTTGTACTATTGTATATGGCAATTAAAAATGATTCTGCATTAGTTGTAATTGTTGATGAGTCACCAGCTGTAAAGTTAAACGTTGATGATTGTGCAGTAAATAGATACGCTTCGTCTTCATCAAATTTGCCGTCCATAATGACTGAAGTACCCCAATGAAACAGAGTAGGTGCATATGTTGGAGCAGCTCCATTAATAATTTCATATTTTGCAGGTAAGTTACCTGAACGCATGTAGGCTTCGTCTAATCTATTATTATGTAAAAATTCATGTACATATCTTACATGACCGTTCTTGTCTTTAAATCCAAAACGAATTTTACCAGCACCATACCACGAGTAATCCATGTACGCCATTTGAATTTTATCAATATCGAGGACAAATCCTTCTGGACCTAATCCGTCACATTTATCAATATTCCAGTCGACTTGTGGAATTCTTACGTCTTCAGTTTTTGTAATTATAATGTCACTTGCAGAAACTCCTCTGTACTCAGGTTGTACATACATTTTTGTTCTAGAAACAATATTTGTTACTCTATGTGTTTGACCTCTGATGACAATATAGTCACCCGCTTGTAATTGACCAGAAAAGTTAGTATTTGTTCCGTTTACTTCATTATTTCTATTTGCAATAGAAGCTTGTCCAGATAACTGTGTTGTTGAAGATCTTCTTACACAATTAACTGTACTTCCGTCATACTCAAAGAAAAATCCATTTTGAAAATCAAACATACCAGATCTAATAGCTGAACCGGAATATCCATTTAAGTTGTATTTAATAATACCTGATGGAATACTACTAGTCGGAGTTTGTGGTAATGTATATGTGAAAGTAAATGCATCGACAACGGTTATATTAAATGACCCGTTAAAAACAGG